CCATATCTCATTGACATGTAGGAGCCGATAATTCCGAAACCGGGATTAGCCTCTTCTACAGTCAGTGGACGCCTTTCAACGTACACCATAGGTTTAACTTTGCTGTCGTATATCAAACACCTGTCGCTAGGACACCATGCGTTAACAATTACGCTAAGGCCGTAAATGCTACCGACGATTCCTGTCGAAGCAGTATTTGCTACCGGCGAACCGGGCATCATTGCAGCAGTTGTTGGGTTACTTCCATCGGCTGTACCGGCGGAACCCTGTGCTGCTGTAAATGCTGTAACAAAGTCACCCAAGTCTAGCAACGATTTGTAGTGCTTTGGTGAGATAACAACTGTATCAGCCATATAACCGTGTGCGGCTATAAGGTCCAATGACGTTGTTACGTCTTTCAAAGCAAAACTTCCAGCAGCTGTACCAGCTGCCGCTACGTAGTGACTTGCCACTAGCTCATCGGATGCCGATAAACCATACGAATTGATACGGCCTGAATCGACAGTACCACCACTTCCTAAGAAACCTGAATAGATGTTGTCGCTAAACGACGTAATCTGTGCAACTTCCTTAGTAGCTGCTAAAATATCTTGGTCAGCTGTTCCGCCTGAAACAACACCGGTCCCTAGACCAGAGTTTCCTACACCAAGAAGTGCATACATAACGTGCTTCGTAATGTGCCTATCAACAGCTCTGCGAGCCTCGTTAAGCGCCATCTCTACTTCGTTGAATCTTGAGTCTTCAATCATACGTCGGGTTACACCCAATGCCAGTCCCCACTCTGCAACCGTTACTCTCTCGGAGCGCAGGTTAGTGTGCTGGTATTGCGGGGTGTTCCCTTCTTCAATCTCTTGCATTCCCATTGAGGGTCTGCCAAATGTGATATCAATATCACCGCCTGTATCAGTGCTCATAGGTTCTGCGAACATACTCAACGCTGCAAGGTCAGTGACCTTGTAGTCCATGATTGCGTCTTTATAATCAATAAGAACGCGCTCTCCAGCTCCGCCATCGACGGCTCCTGTGTTGATTGTTGTTAACAGACCGGGCGCTGTATCAAAAGTTGTGCCTACCATTTAAATCACCTTAAATTAGGAGTACCTTTCTCAGGGTCGCTGGGGTGCTTGTAGCCGGTCCCAACATAATTGCGACAGCTGCATCTGATGTAGTACTTCCGGTTCCGAGTTCGCCGAGCGCCCCCACAACCTCTAGTCTTGCACCTTTTGCAGCGGTTCCTGATACGTACGCGTTTACAACTACGCCTTTACCTGTGATAACTGAACAGTTCTGACCAGTGGTTGCATCTACAAACATGATTCCAATAGTGTTGATTGCTGCCGCTCCGGGGAGGGACAAATCACCATCGGCATCCATCTTTACAGCGCTTCCACCAGATAATGTCTGGCTCGCAGTGAAAGGAAGAATCCTTGCTGGTGCGCCACCATCATTTACTAAAATTTCTGTTGCCATATCTAATTACCTCTTAGCTTTGTTTGGTCAATCTTAAATCGACCTTGTCTATCTACACTTACTGAAGATGCTCGCTCCGTTACGGGAAGGGCTTCACCATCGTTGGATTTACCTTTACCGAACTGTCTCTCGACTTCTTGGGGAGCTGGCATTGCAGCAAGAGCTTCGCTGAAACCAGTCAGCTTCATCTCGTCCCATGCAGAAAGTTCTATGGAGCGCGCGTCTTTATTATCTTCCTCTACAGTTCCTATAAGGAGCTCTTTGGAGATAATTGCTTCCACGGTCTCAACTTTTCTAGCTTCTGCTTCTTTAAGGTTTCTCTCTTCCTCAGCGGTCTTGAATGCTTCAATTGTTTTTAAAGCATCATTATACTGGGATTCGATATCCTTGTGCGAAGCTTGAGCTTGTTCAAGCTGGGTACGTAGAGAAGCGAACTCGCGTTCAACAATATTCTCTGCATCAGACTTTACATTGGTTTCTTCTGTCATAGTTTCTACCTTTGTTGTTTTGTCTTCATTCTCACACTTTCCATCACACTCGCAATCGCTTCCACAATCACAAGGCTGAGTTTCAGCGTGTAATTCACATTCCCCTTCAATAGTACATTCCTTGCAGACCGGGTCCATTTTTTCATTATCAATGAAACTTAATTCAGTAGGACGTATCTTGGTGGCATAATTGTCACCCATCACGTCAACATCATTAGAAAGCCAATCAATACTGACATGAGTCATGTCCCCTTGTTTTACCTTGTCCATCACTTCTTGACCGTGTCCCGTTTTATTGGTTATGGTCGCATTCATTTTCACTGCTGTCTTTCCATTTTCCATCTCTACTACTTCGGGGTCAGTAGCCATGCCGATTAAATCCTCCGTAGTTCGTTGATGGTTAATGTAAATTGGAAGCTCCTGAAAAGCTTCTATATTACTCTTTAAAACACTAGGCTCTATATAAACCTTTTGTTGTTTTTCATCTGCTTCATACTCGTGAAGCCCAGATGTGATGGCAATAACGGGAAAAGAAGCAGTATCTATCCCACCATCATCATTCATAAATGTCATATCTTCGCTATCTCCTATAGATAGTGCGAATGACCTACTTATGGGTTCAGTGGATTTTACTTCTGCTGCAAATTCCCGCTCAACACCATTCTCATCAGCCCACATGATACACATGTCAGCTGCAAGCTCTGCGTGATTATCAAAACCACGTTTCTTTAATGTTTTTCCCACGGTCATTTTACATTTGTCGTAAGTCATTTTCTATCTCCTATTGTGTTAGCGGAGGGTTTGTTACCCCTATTTGGTTTTCTAGCGGATTCCTCTTTCTTGTCCTGATTCTTTCCACCAGAAATATTAGCATTCTTATCGCTGGGTCCCTCTGCGGGCTGCCCTGCTTTCTTTACGGCAACATCTTTTAGCATATCTAATTCTACCACACCTTCAGGGTCCAAACCTCGTTCTTCCCTAACTTCTCCGGGTGATAATACTCCTTCAGATAGATATATCATATCCGTCTTGGCTTTAGTGAATGCATCTGTAACATTAATCTGCCTAAACTTGAATCTAGCTTCTCCATCTTCTAGTAGGGGCATGAGTTGTGCGTTTAGTGCACCTTCTACCATAGTCTGTAAATAACGGACATATGGTTCAAAAATAGGACGCGCCCTTTCAGGTTCGGTCCACATTGTCTTAGGAACTTTCAGTGCCATATGAATCTTATCTAATATATCATCTGTATACTTTCCATATTCAAAGGCTCTCTGAGTTCCTTGTAATTCTTTAATAACTATATCGTTACCATGTATAATATCTTCGCCGGGCTCTAAGGAGTTGAACGCGTCCACCACTTCGTTAATTTTGTCAGGACCATAAGGCATATCGGGAAGTCCACAAGATATATCAAAGCGAGAAGAAGCATACTTGTTGAGAGCGGCTCCGATGTCTCTTTCAGCATAATCTTTGAGGTCAACCAAATAAAGAATGGGATGGATGTCAGAAAGGCCATAAGCGTAGTCATCGAATACGTTGTTTTTAAGTTCAACGATTTCTTCTTCTTCAAATCGGATGTTTTCATTGTCTTCACCTGTATCTTGATAATAATATTCTATCTGACCATGCTCATTACGCTTTACAAACATATTCTGAGAAGAACGCAATACTAAATTATCCCCGGTCCATTCTAAATAAGAAGTACCAAAGATACGGGCGTTCCTCAACCAACCATATAATGTTTCTTCGATGTTAATTTCCTTAAACATCTTTTCGATTCTTTCCCTCAGGTCGTCTTTGTCTGTTACGATATCAAAATTATCTTTAACTGCATAAAGACAAGGAAGGTCTATTAAGGTTCTTACTATAGGGTCCGCTAAATAAACATTCATATACATTCGAGGATTCCCTATATGGGGCTCATACTTCTTTATATTATAACCCGCGTAATTGTTCTGTAGTTTTAATCTCTGTATGATTCCCGCCCCAAAACTTAATGGGTCGTCTTCCTTAAATGGAGGGTCACTACCTTTAGTGGCGAATCTTCTGCGTACTGTGTCGAAGATGGACATGGCTTAATCACCTTTTATATATCCGGTCACACTATATAAAGCTTTCTTCATAAACGTAACCCCTTATTTAGTCCCACTTTGCGCTGTTTTGTGGTAAATAAAGAACTCTTTGTGTAATTTCCTACGTTTCTACCGAAGGGACTATTTGGTATACCTTTGTTGCGCCCCCCTGCTACAGATGGCGCACCCGGCAACATAGACAGGGTAGCATGAATAGCTATCACAGAGCTGTCACAGTAGTCATCGTGCTTATTATCGGGCGCTGCTATCTTCTCGGTCTTGTTAGCTATATCCATGGTATATTGTAAATCTATATGTTCCCTGAACCACTTATTTATAAGGCGTTTCTGGTGGGCTGGTAGGGTATTTGGGTCTGGTACTTTAATAATTTTCTGTTGGACATAGGAAACATAATCTCTAAATACCTGTGTCTTCGTTCCCCTTGGTCCTCCTGTAAATATGAAAGGAATGAATTGTATCTGAGGAGAGGAGTTTATACATGCTACTCTGAGGTCTTGCTCAATCGCGCCACCAATTCCCGTACAATCCACAATAAGACGAGAAGCGCCAAGATTAATGGCAACATCCATAATACGTTCACGCTGGTATGGAATATCGTGTCCACCAGATTTAGGATTGATTTCTTCCACATATATAAGACGTGCAAGATTACCTCCACCATCCGGTCCATCAAACTTCTCGAGTCTCCATCCGGTAATAACAGTAGAGTTAACAGATTTACCAACATCAACACCGATAGTAATTGGAGAACCAAAATCTCCTCGCGTGACAAGCTCTTCTCTGGTTGTAAGCTCATAGTTTTCGAAGCAACCTTTTATTTTTTCAGGCGTGAAAACATTCGATACACTCTCTACGAACTCGCATTCGTATTCTGTTTTCCAGTACATAGAATCTTCCCCCCACTCCAACATCTTGTCCAGCATTTCTTCTTCGGTATAAGGAGGGGAATAAG